AACTGCACCAGGGCCACCCCGGCCACCATTGAGACAAAGCCGCCCAGCAACATGCGACCAATAAAAAGCCGGGCGGTGATGGGCTCGCCACCGGCCAGCACTTTACCGACGACAATCAGCACGCCGATAACAAAGAGGGACAGGACGCTTTTTTCACCTTCCGTCATGTGTTTACTCCCACAGATTAAGTGTTTCAGTTACGGGGGATGACTGGACATCGGGCAGTTCGACCACCGTGCCATGTGGCAGCACAGCGCCGAGCTCGGCCAGCCCCGGATTAGCGGCCAGCACCGACTCGAAGACCCCCTCAGTGCGCCCGTAATGGCGGGCGCAAATCATGTCGAGCGTGTCGCCCTGTTGCGCGATGGCCTGCATCAGATTTGGCTCACGATGCAGCGGGGGTTGTCCTGGACGCGAGCCACCGACCAGCGCATGTCCCGCCACAGCTCGTCGACCGTGGTATCGATGCTGTCGGCCTTTTTATCGCCTCTGGCGCTGGCATCCACCCCGCGATAACGCTCATAGAGCGTGGCGGTTGCCATTGAGGTCACGGCGCGCAGGTAATAGAAAACGCGCACGCTCTCGCCGTCGAGGTCATCAGCCGGTACGTCGGCCAGCGTATTAACCCCCCTGGCAATCTGCTGTTCCCGCCACAAAAACAGCTCGGCATTGGTTTCGGCGATGCCGGTTTTGATGGCCTCACGCAGCCGGGCCGGGGCGACGGTCTGCTCAAGGCGCATCCCTTCCCGCACGCGTTTCGGGTCGATGTCAGGGAAGAAAAACGTATTTTTAATCACCGGCTCATCGCTGGCAGGCGGCGGGATAACCACCATGCCCCCCGACTGCGGCTCATCGTTCTTTTTAATAATCAGCGTCGTCATGACTACCTCTGAATAGGTGGGCGGTGGACGCCGGTCTCAGGTCGGGTAAAACACCCTCATCGACCGGCGTGCCGCCCTGGCGCGGGGCGCATTCTGTTAACCGGGGTTCTTTTTCGGTCGGCCACGTTTAGCCGGTGCCGTGGTTTTCACGGCGCGCGGCGCGCTTACCGGGGCTTTAACGACCATTGCCGGTCTGGGCTTCAGCTCTCGCTCAAGCCGTTCAATGTCTTTTTTGACGCCTGCCTGACAGTCGAGCTGCATTGCGCGTTTAAGGTGGGCCAGCGCATCGGCGGGCTGTTTGTTATCCCGCAACACCTGGCCGGTGATTTTGTGCAGCTTTGCGCGCACTTCGTCCGGCATGTCGGCGGCGGCGGTCAGCGCCAGCGTGTCGAGGAGCTGGCTGATGACGACCCGTTCACCGGCGGCATGGGCGCGCATGGCGGCGAGTGCCACCTCTTCGGTAAACATGTACTGCGGCGGGCGGCGGTGTCTGCCTGGCATGGTCAGACCGTACTTAAAGGCGTAGCGGGCAATATCCATCGCGCCGCCGATATCGCCGACATCGAGACGCCACAGCATGACGGTCATCACGATGTCATCCTGCGCGCCTTTGCCCTGTTCCAGCACGCCACTGACCCACGGCAGATAGAACGGCAGCAGCTCGCGCTTTTTCCTGGCTTTCAGCTCTTTACCAAAGATGGCTTTTAACGTGCGTTGGTCTGCGGCCAGCTTAACCAGCATCTGCTCGTAGGCAGTGGCATGCCGCAGCGGGTTGTTTTCCCGCTGCGCGGTTTCAATGGCCGAGACCCGCATCATGTGACGCTGTGCGGGGCTCGTCATCGGTTAGCCCTCCGGTTGCGCGGCAGAGAAATCGCCCAGCTTGATATTTTCAATGAAGCACCCGGCAGCGTAGGTTTCGACCACGTAATCGATGTTCATTGATTCGTAGTTTTCCACCTGGTCGAGTCTCGGGTTTTCGATGATGGAGCGGCGGTGGCTTTCATCCATGAAATAGATGGACAGGTTATCGAGACGCGTCACCATAATTGCGTTCGGCGGGAAGTACGGCACACGGACGGCAGGCAGGTTGCCGATGCGTTTCTGGCTGATGATGATGTCAGCCGCCAGCGCTTCGGTGTTGGGCTGGTCTTTGTTGACGATAGGGAAATATTTGTCTGCCAGCAGCTTACGACCCACAATCGCGACGAGCTCCGAATCCTCCTGATAAATCTCATCAATCAGGTTGTCGGTGGCATCCATGACCAGTGCATCGAGGTTAACGTAATCGCCGTTTTTACCGACGCGGATAACAGCGGAAACCACTTTCCCTTCCTCGTCGACGATTTTACTCATCACGCGGGTCGGCGCTTCATTACGGTATTTCTGCGGCCAGCCGACGGCGACATCCTGCAACATCGGATGAGTGGCGCGGTCAGAGGTTTCGGCGCGTTCAACGCCGTTGAACCCGGCCATGATGAAATCTAGCGCCTGCCGCTGGATGATGGCATCACGAATACGGCGCTGGAAGTCCTGGAAGCGCGCCCACAAATCCAGCTTTTTATATTTGAAGTGGAAGTCAAAGTTGACCTGATCGCACTCGTATTTTCTGGACTCCAGCGCGGTAAAGTCGGCTGTTTTACGCTCCTTGCCGCTGTTGGTGTCCGTGGTGCTGGCGATGGTGCCATTGACGCCGACGCCAATTTTTTCACCCTTCAGCTCATCCACCGGCACGATATTAATTTTCTGCAAAAATGCCGAGGACATCTGCACGGTGTTCATCATGGTTTGCGTGACGGACGGCTCGACGTTGAATTTTTTACTCACGTCGTCCGGGTCGATGCCGTTCAGCTCGGCAACGCGGGACAGATAGCCATTGAATTTAAAACGGGTTTCCTGACGCATAGTCTTTCCTGTTGGGTTAAATCGGGTTGTCTGACCGGGCAGGTCTGTCGCCCGGCGATAAATTCACGACCGTTTAGCAGTCGGTCAGCAGCTCATCACCACCGCCACCAGTGGAGAGCTTGCGGCGTGGCTGCGTGGTGCTTTCGGTGTTATCCAGCGACGTTTTTAACTGGCTGAATGCCTGGCGGGTCTGGTCGGCCTTCGTGGTGACGTCCTTTTTCAGCGTCGCAAAGGCATTTTCCAGCGTGGCAAGACGCTGCTCAGTGGCAGTGAGGTTTTCCTGCACATGTTCACTGACGGTCGTCACGGCCTCATGCACATCCTGAAAACGGGCGTCATCGCTGGCCTGTTTGCGGCTGAAAATCGTCTTCACTTTGTCGCTCAGGGCGGTAAAGACATTTTCCGGCAGGTCTTCGAATTCCAGCTCCGCGAGGGTAGCAACAGAAATCAGGTTGCCCGGTGCGGCTTTGAAGCGGTTAAGGGGGTTAAATTTGGCACCCCGGCAAAATTCGAGGTATTCGGTGCCGAGGCTGGCCGGGTCATCGGTCACGGCGAGGCCGACCAGGTAGCATTTGCCGCTGTTGGCAAAATTCGGCTGGATTTCCATGGAGGTGTAAACCTTCTGCAATTTTTTGTTCATTGCGATCAGGTCATCGGTCGGTGTGATTTTAGCGAACAGCGCCAGCTTGCCTTTCAGTACCGAGTCGTCGTCAATTTTTTCTGACTTCAGCTCAACCACATCGCCGTAACGGCTGAACGGACCCTCCGGCAGGATGCCTTTCAGGTGTTCGAGGTTAATGCGGCAACCGTAGACGCGGGGGTCAAAGGTCTCAGCCATTTCCTGAATATCCGTCGCGCTGATAACGCGGCCGTCACAGGTATCGCCTTCGACGCCGATGCGAAACCATTTTGAAACTTTTTTTGCCATTGTCAGGAGTCCTGATATCGGGTTAACGGGTCGGGGCTAGTTTCCCGACGTCGCCACTCTCCCGCCATCAGTCCCGGATGGCTTATCTCTCACACAACAGCACCTTAGCGATTCACATCACCCGTTTCTTTAGCCTTGCCCTGTATCAATCACGGCGAGGCATCCATGACCATCACCACCGACACCACTTTGTTAAACGACCCGCGACGCCAGGCGGCTTTGCTGTACTGGCAGGGGTTTTCCGTGCCGCAGATTGCCGACATGTTGCAGACCAAACGCCCCACGGTGCAGAGCTGGAAACAGCGCGACCACTGGGAGGAAACGGCACCACTGAACCGGGTGGAAAGCACCCTGGAGGCCCGGCTGATCCAGCTTTATGCGAAACCTAGCCTGACGCCCCACGATTTCAAGGTCGCCGATTTTCTGGCCCGGCAGATGGAGCGCTTTGCGCGGATTAACCGCTACGGCCAGACCGGAAACGAGGCTGACCTGAATCCCCGCGTGGCCAACCGCAACAAAGGCGACCGCAAAAAGCCGACAAAGAACTTTTTCAGCGACGAGGCTATCGAAAAACTGGAAGAGATTTTCTTTGCAGAGTCTTTCGAATATCAGCTCTGCTGGCACCGCGCGGGGCTTGAGCACCGCATTCGCGACATTCTGAAATCACGCCAGATTGGGGCGACGTTCTACTTTTCCCGCGAGGCGCTGCTGCACGCGCTGAAAACCGGCCATAACCAGATTTTTCTGTCGGCGAGTAAAACGCAGGCGTATGTATTCCGCGAGTACATCATCCAGTTTGCCCGCCGGGTTGATGTTGAGCTGACCGGCGACCCGATTGTTATCGGCAACAACGGCGCAAAGCTGATTTTTCTCGGCACCAACTCCAACACCGCGCAGAGTCATAACGGTGACCTGTATGTCGATGAGATATTCTGGATCCCCAACTTCCAGAAACTGCGAAAAGTGTCATCAGGCATGGCGTCACAAAGCCACCTGCGCAGCACCTACTTTTCAACACCGTCCACCCTGGCGCATGGCGCTTATCCGTTCTGGTCGGGGGAATTATTTAATCGTGGCCGCGCCCGCGCCAGCGAGCGGGTCGACATCGATATCAGTCATGACGCGCTCGCCGCTGGCGTGGTGTGTCCTGACGGTCAGTGGCGGCAGATTGTCACCATTGAGGATGCACTCGCCGGGGGCTGTACGTTGTTTAACCTTGAGCAACTCCGGCAGGAAAACAGTGTCGACGACTTCCGCAATCTGTTTATGTGCGAGTTCGTTGACGACAAGGCGTCGGTGTTCCCGTTCGAGGATTTGCAACGCTGCATGGTCGACAGTCTGGAAGAGTGGGAAGACTTTGCGCCGTTCGCCGACAATCCGTTCGGCTCCCGCCCGGTGTGGGTGGGATACGACCCGTCGCACAGCGGCGACAGCGCCGGGTGTGTGGTGCTCGCGCCGCCGGTTGTCGCCGGGGGCAAGTTCCGCATTCTGGAGCGTCACCAGTGGAAAGGCATGGACTTCGCCACACAGGCCGAATCCATTCGTCAGCTCACCGAAAAATACAACGTCGAGTACATCGGTATCGATGCGACCGGCCTCGGTATTGGCGTCTTCCAGCTGGTTCGCTCGTTTTATCCCGCCGCCCGCGATATCCGCTACACGCCGGAAATGAAAACCGCGATGGTGCTGAAGGCAAAAGACGTTATTCGCCGCGGCTGTCTCGAATACGACGTCAGCGCTACCGACATCACCACCTCGTTTATGGCTATCCGCAAGACCATGACCAGCAGCGGGCGCAGCGCCACCTATGAGGCCAGCCGCACCGAGGAAGCAAGTCACGCGGACGTCGCCTGGGCGACCATGCACGCGCTGTTAAACGAACCGCTTACCGCTGGCAGCGGCCAGGCCACATCGTCCATTCTGGAGTTCAACTGATGAGTAAATACAAAGGCCGCAAGCCGCAGCCACAAAAGCGCCCACGCAACATGAAAGACACCTCGCCCCAAAAAGTGGAGGCGTTTACTTTTGGTGAACCGAGCGCCGTGCTCGATCGCCGCGATATTCTGGATTACGTGGAATGCGTCAATAACGGCAAATGGTTTGAGCCGCCGGTCAGCTTTAACGGGCTGGCGAAAAGCCTGCGTGCCGCCGTTCATCACAGTTCACCGATTTACGTTAAGCGCAATATTCTGGCCTCAACGTTTATTCCGCACCCGCTTTTATCACAACAGGACTTCAGCCGCTTCGCGCTCGATTTTCTGGTGTTTGGTAACGCCTTTTTAGAGCTTCGAAAGAGTGTCACTGGTCGCCCGCTGAAACTGGAAGCGTCACCGGCAAAATACACCCGGCGTGGTATTGAGGAGGATGTCTACTGGTGGGTGCCGTCATTCGACCAGCCGCACCCGTTCGCGCCGGGTTCCGTATTCCACCTGCTGGAGCCTGACATCAACCAGGAGCTGTACGGCATGCCGGAATATCTCAGCGCGCTCAATTCCGCCTGGCTGAATGAAGCAGCGACGCTGTTCCGTCGCAAGTATTACCAGAACGGAGCGCATGCGGGTTACATCATGTATGTGACGGATGCCGCGCAAAGCGGTACTGACGTCGAGGCGCTGCGTGATGCGATGCGCAGCTCAAAGGGGCTAGGCAACTTCAAAAATCTGTTCTTCTACGCACCGCACGGAAAACCGGACGGCATTAAAATTGTGCCGCTCAGTGAGGTGGCCACGAAAGACGACTTTTTCAATATCAAGAAAGTCAGCGCCGCCGACCTGCTCGACGCACACCGCATCCCGTTCCAGCTGATGGGCGGCAAGCCGGAAAACGTCGGTTCGCTCGGCGACATCGAGAAGGTGGCAAAGGTGTTTGTCCGTAACGAACTTATACCGCTGCAGGACCGGATGCGAGAGGTCAACGCGTGGGCCGGTCAGGAGGTGATCCGCTTCAAAAGTTACACCCTCGACACCGAAAATGACTGATTTCCGCCGCCTCCGGGCGGCTTTTTCTTACCCCCACCCCTGACCGCCTCAGAAGCCCGTCACGCCCTCAAACACCCCCGCACCACCCACCGACACCCTCGCGAACCTGCGCGGCACAGCGACGCGCTCAGGCTGCGAAAATTAATGCGTAAATGTAGTCTGGCGCGCAGTGCTTTCCCCGCCTCGCCTGCCCGCTTTAGGAGTCGGTTTTAATGCAGTTGCATGATCACTCTGGATCCGCGTCAGCTGTGGCTGTGCATTACCAGAACAGGCAAGTTTGATGCGTGCAAAAGCATGCACCTTTTGCATGCACAGTTTATTTATTGATAAATCACCTTAAATTTACAAAAATCACGGACATTGGTTCTTTCCAAACATGATAGCCTCTCAATAATTATCGAGCCTATTTTTGAGCGGAGAAAGATATGCAAGGTGAAGTTAACGCACAGCAACCCAATGAGATTATGTCTGAGTTGGGATACTATCCATTAGAAGTTAACATTGAGACTGAACAATTTTCTTTGCTTACTTTACCCGGTCTCATTGAAAAAGTAGAGCGTGTTAGCAACGACAAAAATGTTGTTAAAGGTTGGATATACCCTGGAAACCAAGAGGTAAATAACTTTAATGGTGGCATATCCATAATGCCTTATAGTCACCGAGTATTCGGTATGCCCAAAACGCACACACTAAAATTAAAAAACACATCCTCGTTAGAAACCCTCAACTTTGTTGTGTGGTGCCTCTCTTTTTTCAAGGGGATAAGATTGACTACTACTGACGCTGGTTTTTTAGATGCAACCACTATCAAGCCCACTAAGTTAACCGACTTTATTCTCGTTGGGTGCTCTGAAAAAGAAGTCATAGAACTGGCTCTTAATTATATAACTTGCGAACAAAAGGATGCACATTCCCCCAAAAGAATTGCGGCAGTTGTGCATGCACTATTCTTATCTCAAAACCCACAATACCTTTGTTTTGAAAGGTTCCAGTATCTTTATATGGCGCTTGATGGTTGTTTTGCTTTGTCGTGGGCTGAGCATAACAAGACTCCGGATAAAAAACCGCCAAATCATTACAAGCGATTAAAGTGGATGTGCAAATTTTATGGGTTATCAGTCCCCACATGGGTATCAGGCGAAAAAAATATTTCTGGCATCCGCAATGATAATTTTCATGAGGCTATTTTTTTTGGTCAGCCGCTTGGTTTCTCCAGTATTAACAACAGTCAATATGATAACGATATATTGCTGCAAATGCAGGCGCTGGTATGTCGCCTATTAGCGGCAATACTGTCAGTTAATGATTTCAGTTATCTCAAATCTCCGGTCAACTCACGAGAGTACCATTCATTAAAAATAAATTAATGCTAACGCCTCGCTGTGCTCGTTGTTCAACCCCGCCAGTACTGAAAGCAAGTTTCGGCACCGGCGGCGTTTGTTAATGCAGCCAGCTATCGTCCTCCCAGACTTGTTGCATGATTTCCATTACTCGTTTTTTATCGTCGTCCAGTTTCAAACCGCTTAGCTCAACGCCATTTGCGGAACCTTTGCGAATGCGGATAGCAGTCTTTGGGTAAATAGGTTTAAGATTTCGGTACAGCTCAGCCTCAAGTGCATCCAATGTTGCTTGACTAATTTTTTGCTCTTTATCAAACGTGATATTGATTCTCATGATCTATTCAGCCTTATAGAAAACTTCTTCTTCGGGTTCTTTATTTTCACTGTTTGCAAGGTCAGCAATGAGAGACAGGGCGAGCTTGAGTTCTGAAGGTTTGCAGTTTGCAATCAGAGACACTTCGGCGATGAATTGCACACAAGCCCATTTTTTCTGTCTTTGGCTGAAATATTCATCAACCATGAAATCCCTCCCATAAGTATAACTGTATATATATACAGTACCACGTATGAGTTAGTGATTAAAAGAAAAATTATCAATCGTGATTAGTCTGTATGTTAATGAAATCGATGAACATGAACTCCGAGAGGGCGCAAGAGCGCCCTTAACGTCAACGGCCAAATCAACGGCACGCTTCGGAACAATCTTCCACTGCGTGAGCCGCGTCATAATCGGGGTATCGGCACCGATGGCAGAGTCGTAAACACCACGGATACAGACGGTTTCCTCGCCATACTGATTAAACTCGGCGCGTGGTTCATACAGTGTGCGCACCTGCAAATCATCGCGACGGACAAACGGCCCACCCTGCGCATTAACATAACCAGCCCAGTCACCTGCGTCAGCGGCATCATGAACGGCTGCAAACTCAACACTCAGACCATGCGCGGTCTCGGTGTCAGCGAGACGACGCAACTCACGGTAGACCGTCACCGGCGCGCCGCCGATAAACTGGAATTGACGAATGTGCCAGCGAGCCGCCCATGCTGAAACGGCTGGGGCGGTCTTTTTCAGCAGCTCACCGCTTTCGTCGTCGAACTCGCCATCAAGCGCATAGCCGTCGATGTTTTTGGAAATGTATTTAGCTACATAGCCGGTAGCGCTGCCCTTTTCCGGGTCAATGGCCTCGGCATGAAAGCGCGCCTTTTTGGCCTTATCGCTTCTCAGTTCGTGGCGGTCTTCCTCCCACGCATAATCACGGATGATGAGGCGCACGCGCTCGACGTCTTCCGGCAACATGAACATAAGCATGTGCCAGTGCGGCGTTCCGTCGTGATGAGGTTCGGCAACACGTATGCCGAAAATACGGATTTCTTCCCGATGTAGCTTGGCACGAATGCGCGCCCAAAGACCAGTGAGATAACTTTGCGTGTCCGAGGGGCTGGCACCATTCCATTTGCTGTTACGGTAGCCCGCTTTGGTGGTGGCGTGATATTTAGACGGTGCAGTCAGGGTGTAAAACTCCCCGACATAACCGAGCTCATTACAGATATTTTCAAACCCACGAATGCGAGTCATCAGCTCGCAGCGGCGTATTGCTGGATTAGCGACTGAGCCGTCGTATTTTTCAATCAGGCTGATGCGGTTTCCGTCTTCGTCTTCGAGATCCAGACCTTTGAGAAACTCACGCGTGCGGCGCTTCTGCTCGCGCCAGTCGGTGACACAGTTTTTACTCGCGTATATGTGCTTTTTCTTGCTGACGTTGCCGATAGCGATTTGCAGGTGTTCACGCCATGTCGACGCGACACGACGCAGACGACTACGCCACCATGCCTCAGTAAACATACGGATTACTGCGGGGGCGATATCATCTTTGTTGAAGTATTTATTTGCCACTCGCTCCCAATGGGGTGGGGTGACATCGAATTGCAGAGAAATAAAACCAGCTTGCATGTACCAGGTGGCTTTGTTGAATAAATCAGATTTCGGGTAAGTCTCCCCCGTAGCGGGTTGTGTTTTCAGGCAATACGCACGCTTT